TCGACGTAGCGCCGGTCGATGAGCACCATCGCCTTTCGCTCCGGCTCCGGTCTCTTCTTCTCACCATCCTTCTTGTGAATCATGAGGAGGTGCGCGTTGACGAACTCGAGCTTCTCGTTCGCGATCCGCATCGAAGAGTGTGCCTCAGCGAGCTGCTGCTGGACGTAGTCCATCCAGCCAGAGAGCAAACCGAGGTAGTAGCCGAGCCAATCGTCATTGAGGGCCGTCAGGTCAGTTGGGATCCTGCCATTGAATGGCACCGTTTGACCAGTGGCTTGGTCTTGGACTTGGGGTGGGTTCGGAGCGCCACCAAAGCCCTTCTGCAGCAGCATGGTCTGGACCTTCATGGGCACCGCGTTGAACATCCTCGACGCCTCCTCGAAGGAGATGTCGGTTTGGAGATTCTGAAATCCTTGCACGTTATCTCCTCAGGTTGGGGCCGCAGAGCTTGAGGTAGCCGCACTCCCTGCACTCGCTCGTGTTGTTCACTGCCGAGGTGATCTCCCAAGGAGGGAGCTGGTCGTTCTCGATGTAGTACTTCACCGTCTGCAGTTTCTGCTCGATCTGCTGCCAGAGGGCGAAGTCGAAGGGAACGGGGTAGTCGATCTGAGCGCAGGTGTCTTTGTTCAGGTAGAGATAGACGACGAGCGGGACGTCGAAGACGGCCGCATAAATCATCGCCTGCCACTTGTGCTCCGGCTTCGGCCTCTTCAGGTTCGTGTAGCCGTTGGAGTTGATGGTCTTGTACTCGTGGACCATTCGCACCGCAACATCACCAAGCGTAGGAACAGCCGGGATGACGTAGCGGTCGATGATGGCGTCAGCCGAGCCCCGAATCCAGAGATTGTTGGCGACTGGGAGGATCGGCCGACCTTGTTCGTCGAGCGCGTCGGGATCGATGGGCACTTCATCATGGTAGTGCTCTCTCGGCCCCCAGGCCCCGGACTTGCCGTAACTCTGGATGGTGTGGTGCCAGGCGTGCCCGAGATCGAAGATGCGGCGAACGCGCGGGTCGACGTTGTCCTCCGCATAGGGCGCATAGCCGGCGCAGTCGAACCAGAGCTTCTTGATGCACTTGTTCACCTGCGACGGGTGAATGTCGGAATCGTTGCGAGGCGTGTGGAGAACCCAGCCGGGATACTCGCCGTCGCTGCAGCCTTTGCACTGCTTCCACTCCGGTTGGATGAGCGTTGGCCTCTTCGTGTTGAGGCTGTCGAGCCAGCGGTCGAGCCGATCTCTGACTCGCAGGGCCTTCAAGATCTCCTCCCGCTGCTGCACGGGGAGAGACATGAAGTCCCTGATGGTCATGATCTCAAGCATTGGCCCCCTCCAACGTCTTCAGGTAGTCCTTCCAGTAATGCAGACAAAACCACCTATGGTGCGTTGAGCCGTCGATCTGTCGTTTGGAGAAGACGATGTATATGTTCTTCTTCATGAGCTTGAGGATCGTGCGGTCTCGGTCGATGGTTGTCCGAGCCGAAAATGTCTGTAGATCGGCGGCTTGTTGGAACGTGAGCTGCGTCTTAGTGTCGGCCATTGGATAGATGGCAAACTCAGCGACTGGGCGATTGGCGCGATCGACGAAGCAGAGCTGGAGGACTGCATTGTCCAGCCCTGCCTCGCCGATGATCTTGTCCAGGTCCGATAGCTTGAGGATGTACGAGCTCTTGGCGGTGTACTTCGCCTCGGCTCGCACCACGCCAAACTTCCGCACGTCGCCCTTCGCCCCAGGGAGAGCGCCGGATGCTGGCTGAGCTCGACCACCGAGATCTTCGGCCATCCTCTCTTCTTGCTTCCTGCTGACTCTCTTCTGTCGCTTCGACGTGCGGGCGTCCATCAATGCACCTTCACTATGTAGCCGGACTCTTTGAGGATGATGAACATGTTCCCCACGAAGAGTGCGCAGCAGATGAACTTCATGCTGATGTTCAAGAGCGTATCCGCCTTGAAGAACAGGCCCATGAAGAGAAAGAAGAGCGCGTTCAGACAAAGCACTAGTGCCATCATCCCTTTTCCATCCGCGTCATGATTTGGCTATTCGAGAGGCAGAAGGCTTCGACGTACTTGTTGAGGTACTCGTTCGCCTGCGCCTCGGAGTCGAATGGCCCGTGCTCGTATGCCCAAGTCTCGTCGAAGAACCACCACGTGCCGTCCTCATGCTTGTGGACGGGATCCTTTGGATCGCTGTGGTCCTTCTGCCAAGTGGTGTCTTCGCAGAACGACATACCTTCCTCCTAGAACGTCTCCTTCGTGATGAAGCTGAGGCCCACCTTGGCGAAAATGGCTTGGCGTACTGCCTCCACCAGTGGCGGATTCGCCATGAAGCCGTGAGCGGCGTTGTCCTGACCCTGGCAGATAGCCGTGTTCTGGAACCCGTACCAAGCACCACTCTGCTCGATGACGCCTGTCTTGACCCCGCACTGCAAGAGGTTGTGATAGATGTCCGCCCCGAAGCCGTACCCGTGCTCGCCGTAGTAGAACCGGTACTCACCCTCCCCGCCGTCGTGGCAACCAGCCTTGCCTTTCAGCACGGTCCAGTTGATCTCCTTGCCGAGGATGGTCTCGTTCGGGTACTTACCCACCTTGATTTTCGACCCCTTCTTCAAGAGGACGTCGACCAACTTGCCATGCTTCAATGCGCGGCCGCCGGAGATCTGGAGCGTGTTGGCGTACGGCCCCGATGCCTTCAGATTCTCTCGAACCTGGTTGATGCCGAGGACGGTGGTCGTGTTCGGCCTACCGTAACGATCGGGCAAGTTGAGCGCGGCATGAAGCCGATGCATGAAGCCGGTGATGACCTTCGAGGCCCCGGCGAAATGCTGGTCCTCGAGCCCACCCTCGGCTTCGGCCTCGGCAGCAGTGAGGAGAGCGCCGAACGAGTCGATGAGCACGACCTGAAAGACGTTCTCCTCCACCTGCTGAACAGCGGCCTCCAAGACCTGCTCGGCAGTCTGGAAGATGGATTCTTGGAAGTGGCCGACCCTGTCCTTGAGCCAATCGATCTCGGGCTGTGTGAAGGGAGGGAGGCCATCCTTCACTCTCGCCTGCTCCAGCATCTGAATCTCCATCGGCGACATGGGAATTCGCATGCCGCACTTCCACTTCGCGAATGCCTTGTCGTACTTCTGCTCTGTCATGCAGACGGAGATTGCAGCCTCGTCACCGTAGGTCTTCTGAACCTCGGCCATGGTGCGATTGGCGAGGTATGACTTGCCGGAGTTGTCTTCACCGATGATCTGAGACAGGCCGCCGGCAGGCCACCCTCCACCGATGGAGATGTCCAGGTCGATGATTCCAGTTGGCCGGCGCAGCGTGAAGACGTTGGAGATCTCATCGCCGCAGAGAACAGCACCCTTCCCCTCGAAGGCCTTGTTGATGCCGGTCCGTAGAAGCTCGATGCGCTCGGCACGGGTGAGAGGGGCATTCTTGACCGCCTTCGGTTTGATAGGCGCCTTTGCCCGTGCCTCTTCCTTGGCTTCTTTTTTCTCCTTCTTGGCCTTCTCCTTTGCTGCGGACGCCATCTACTGCTCCTTCCTCTCCCACGGCTCCGTGCCGTGGACCGGGCACTTGGGAACGGGCGAATCCTTGTCGAGCTCGGCTCCGCACCGAGGGCACTTGTTGTTCGAGTTGGCGATCTTCTCGCCCGGGTCGGTTCCTGTATCGACTCCGTACTTTTCCATGATTGGGTCCTCCGGCTTCTTGGGGGTGCAGTAGACACATCCCTCTTTGCTGACGCCCTTTGGGTCCTGCTTCTTGCCGCACTTATCGCAGAACGAATACGACTCGCCTGTGAAAATCTCGGAGAAGACAACCGGCCGCCAACGGTCGTACACGAACATTACTCGGCCTGTTCAGCGAGTAGGTTCTTCGTCTCCACCGTGACGGTGAGGAAGTCCGAGATTTTCACGTCCTTCAGAAGCCTCACTTCGCAGTGGACTTTCAGCTCACCCTCGATGAGCCTTCCAGCGGAATCCCGCCCTTCGACGTCCAGAGTAAGCGTCGTCTTGCCGCCCTTGCTGTTCTCCAGGGCCGTGAGCCGGCCCGTCATCTCGCACTTCATGTCGTCTCCTACTTCGCGTCGACCCAGGTGTAGCCTGAGCCCGCGGCGGCGGTGAGTCGGACCGAGAGTTCGA